AACCCCCGCCGCTACAAGGTGGCTGGCCTTGGGGGTTGGGGCATTGTGGATGGCCTGATTTTCGATAATTGGCGGGAAGAAGCCTTTGATTATCTGGCTATTTCCAAGAAGCCTGATGTGAAAAGCGCCTTCGGCCTTGACTTCGGTTATACCAACGATCCCACGGCCCTGTTCTGTGGGCTGGTGAGTGAGAAGGAAAGAACCATTTGGGTTTTTGATGAACTGTATGAAAAGGCCCTGACGAACCGGGCAATCTGTGACCGGATCACCGGCATGGGTTACGGCAAGGAACGGATCAAGGCCGATTGTGCCGAACCCAAGAGCATTGATGAATTGCGGGATGCTGGCCTTCATCGTATCAGAGCCGCCCGGAAGGGCAAGGACAGCGTGAACAACGGAATCCAGTACATTCAGGGTTACACCATCATTGTTCATCCCCGATGCGTGAACTTCATCACAGAGATTTCAAACTACACATGGGCAGAAGATAAGTTCGGGGCCAAAATCAATGTTCCCATTGATGATTTCAACCACCTTATGGACGCTATGCGTTATGGGCTGGAAGATATGCTGGTTGGCCCCGCCTTCAGCTTCGACTAACAACATGATAGTAACAAAATCCCCCGGAAATCGTGTGATTCCGGGGGATTGCATTTATTAAGCAATGAAGAAAGGCGGTGAAAGCCCGTGTTTGAACAGAAGTACATTCTGAACAAGATTGAACAATGGGCTGAACGCCTTCCATATAAAACCTTGAAGATTGAAGTGGAACTTCCCAATCAGTCTTTGGTTTTAGAGAAAACCCGAAACAGGCCGGTGGGTTTTGCCCCCCCCCCGATGGTGAAAGGAAAGGGTGATTGAATATGTTTCTGGATAACGCTATGGAGCGTATCAACCGCCTGATCCTTCAGGGTGGGCGAAACGGCATGACTGAACTTCAGTTTTACGCCGCTGAAATCCGTGAATGGAAGAACAGCCTGAAGCGCATGGATCAGATCAAAGGCGCTGACTACTATGAAGGCCGTCATGACATTCTGAACCGGAAGCGCACAATCATTGGTGCTGATGGCAAACTTCAGGAAGTGGACAATCTTCCGAACAACCGCCTGATTGATAACCAATATGCCCTGATGGTGGATCAGAAAACCAACTACCTTGTGGGCAAGCCCTTCACGGTGAACTGTCAGAACAAAGCCTATGCGGACGCTTTGAACAATGTGTTCAATAAGCGGTTCCATCGGCTTCTGAAGTATGTTTGTGAAGATGCCTTGAATGGTGGCCTTGGCTGGTTGTTCCCGTTCTATGACAAAAAGGGCAATCTGGCCTTCAAACATTTCCCGGCCTATGAAGTTCTTCCGTTTTGGGCTGACGATGATCACACCATCCTTGATTCCGCTATCCGCCTTTATCCGCAGGAAGTGTGGGATGGATATACCAAGAAAATCATTGAACGGGTTGAACTGTTCAAGACCGATGGCCTTTACCGGTATATCTATGATGGAAGCGAACTGAAGCCTGATGTGGAAGCCGGGGAACATGAAAGCTACTTCACCATTGAGGAAGAAGGCAAGGAACCCACCGAATTGAATTGGGAACGGATTCCCCTGATTCCGTTCAAGTATAACAAACAGGAAATCCCCCTGATTCGCCGTGTGAAAACCCTTCAGGACGGAATCAACACCATGATTTCCGACTTTGAAAACAATATGCAAGAGGACGCACGGAACACCATCCTGATCCTGAAGAATTACGATGGTGAAAATCTTGGTGAGTTCCGCCGCAACCTTGCCACCTTCGGAGCCGTGAAGGTTCGTGATGATGGTGGTGTTACCACCCTGACGGTGGAAGTCAGTTCCGAGAACTACAAGGCCATTTTGGATGTGTTCAAGAAAGCCCTGATTGAAAATGCCCGTGGCTACGATGCCAAAGATGATCGTCTGTCCGGGAATCCCAATCAGATGAACATTCAATCCATGTATTCTGACATTGACCTTGACGCAAACGGCATGGAAACCGAGTTTCAAGCGGCCTTTGAAGAACTGTTGTGGTTCATCAACAACCACTTCAGCAACACCGGCGTTGGAGATTTCACGGATGATGTGGCGATTGTGTTCAACAGGGATATTCTGATCAATGAATCGGAATCCATTGAAAACTGTTCCAAGTCCGTTGGTATTCTGTCCAATGAAACCATTGTGGAACAGCACCCGTGGGTTACGGATGTTGAAGCAGAAATGGCCCGGTTGCAGAAGGAAAAGGAAGAAGCTATGGCACAGGCACAGGAATACGCCGGGGCCTTCCAGACCGGCAACCCGAACCAAGGTGATAATGGTGGGGGCGAATAACCCCCGCCGTTTCACAATATACGCCGGGGCAGACATTGAGTGTGGCGGGGGGCTATTACTCCTACCCGCCAAAGGGTGAAATTCCCTTCCCCGGCCCATCATGGCCCGTTGGTCAAGCGGTCAAGACACCGCCCTTTCACGGCGGTAACGCCGGTTCGACCCCGGCACGGGCTACCAGTGGCCGGTTCGCTACCGGCTGATGTGTGAGATTATCGGCTTACCACACAAAGAATGAAAATGCCTGTTGAAAACTGCTTGCGTACCATCCGGGGTTCTTGGTGAACCTTGGGCGCAAGTGTGACAATCTAAACGGGAAGCCGACCAAATAAGCTGAAGTGGATGGAATAGGCAGACACGGCGGATTCAAAATCCGTTGCCGCAAGGCGTGTGGGTTCAAATCCCACCTTCAGCACCATTTTTCAGGATTGGAGGAACCGCCCATGAGAAATGCGGACTATTGGCGTGGACGGTTTTCCATCTTGGAGGACAGCGCCCACCGAGAAGCCCAGCGAACCATTCAGGACATGGAAGAACTGTATTTGGATGCCCAGCGTTCAGTTCAGAAGGAAATTGAAAGCTGGTATGCCCGTTTTGCGGTGAACAACCAAATCAGCCTGACCGATGCCCGAAAATGGCTGACCGCTGGACAGCTTGAAGAATTTCATTGGAGCGTTGAACAGTATATCAAGATCGGTGAACAGGCCGGGTTGGATGCGGCATGGCTGAAGAAGCTGGAAAATGCGTCCGCCCGGTTCCACATTTCCCGCCTTGAAGCTGTTCAGACGGGTATTCAGCAACAGCTTGAATTGCTATATGGCAATCAGGTTGATAGTTTGGATACCCTGTTGAAGAAGGTTGTGGGCAATGGTTACACCCACACGGCCTTTGAGGTTCAGAAGGGCGTTGGCCTTGGTTGGGATATTACCGGGCTGGATCAGAAGAAACTTGAAACCTTGCTTTCAAAGCCTTGGACAACGGACGGGCGAACCTTCCGGGATCGCTGTTGGCTGAACAAGAATGATTTGGTGGGTTCGGTCAGTAAGAGCCTGACGCAAGGGCTTCTTCGGGGTGATTCCCCGTCCAAGATCACCACGGCCATTCAGAAGCAGTTCGGGGTTCATCGGTATAAGGCGGGGCGGTTGGTCAACACCGAAACCACCTATTTCAACGCCGTTGCAACCAAGGAATGTTACAAGGATTTGGATGTTGAAATGGTGGAAATCATTGAAACGCTGGATTCCCATACCTGTTCCATTTGTGGTGGGCTTGATGGTAAGGTGATCCCCATTTCCCAATATGAACCCGGCGTGACTGTGCCGCCCTTCCACCCCAACTGTCGAGGAACCACGGCCCCGGCCATTGATCCCAAGTATGCCGGTGAAAGAGCCGCCCGGAACGCTGATGGGGATGTGTACTATGTTCCCGCCAACATGAAATATGCTGATTGGGTTCAGACCTTCGTGAACGGCGGTTCCAAGGCTGGCTTGACCGTTGCAAAAGCTGTTGATATAATGAAATTGCGGGAAACTATCAAAGCAAAAGAACAGCATTTTTCTGATTTGAAAGCCGAATATGCTTCTTTGGAGGAAACGAACCAGCGGTATTATTTATCTTCTTCGGATTTTGATGATCCCAATGAAAAAGCAGAATGGCGAAAGTGGCGAAAAACGGTTGATATTAACCAAGTTCAAGCCCGTATGTCAGAATTGCGAATGAAGGATTTGCCCCTTGCAAATGCAGATTTGGCGGAAGCGAGATTCCAGCTTTTGAAGGCCCCCGGCGCTTCTGGATATACCCCGGTTTCGACTTTGAAAGAAGCTGAAGCGTATTGCAAATCTGTTCTTGGAATCAATGCTGATTTTAAGGGGCTTTCTATTGAATCGGTGAATGGGTGGAATCAGGGCCTTTCAGATATGCAAGAAGTATTTCCAGATTTGGTGCGGAAAAGATTTAATTTTGTTGGGGAATCCCATCAGAGAAACGCTATTGCCAAACAAATTGAGTTTCAACGGCAACTTGACTGGATTAAGCAAAACAATGTTTACAACTGGACGGATGCCCAATGTGAAGAATGGGCAAAGAAAAAGGCTAATTCGTTTGTTCGGAAGTATCTTTCAGTTGGAAATGAAATGGCTTCCAGTTGGTCACCCCGCCCACCGTTCGATCCTTGCCGGGGTATCTGCCTAAACCGTGGCTTCTATGCTGACTTTGAATCTGCTTCAAAGTCTATGATCCGTCAGGTAGAAATTAAGTGGCACCCGGATAGTTGTTCCACGGTGAAATCTGTGTTTGATCATGAGTTCGGCCACCAATTAGATGATTGGTTGGGGGTTGGAAAGCAGAAGAATATTCAGGCCCTATTTGATTCCAGAACCAGAGATCAAATTAAAGATGAACTTTCGGAATATGCGTGGAATAACCACAATTCAAATCGCTATTCTGAAATGATCGCTGAAGGTTGGTCAGAGTATTGTAACAACCCTAACCCCCGCCCAATGGCAATGGAAATTGGAGAAACCATAGAAAGGTTGTATGTAGAATGGGCAAAGACGAATTTTTGAAAGAAGCCCGTAAAATGGGGATGAATGAAAAGCTGATTGCTGAAATTGTGGAGGAAGTGGAAGAAGATATTGCTTCTGGCCTTCCGATTGATTGGAAAATGTATCTAATTGAACCAGTGATCAGCGATTAACCCTATATCTGATGATTTGACCACCCCGGCCTTTGGCCGGTGGTGGTTTTTTCATACCATCGCCGTTTTGGATTTGTGGGCGGTAAACAGAAATCTAAATGAAATCGTGGTTCCTAACCCACGGTAAAAAAGGATTTGGAGGTTATCACTATGACAAAGGAAAAACTGCTGGAATGGGGCTTGACCGAGGAACAGGCCAATAAGGTCATGGAGGGCCTGAACGGTTCTTTCGTAACCAAAAGCCGCTTCAACGAGGTCAACACCGAACTGACCAACGCAAAGAACACGATCAAAGAGCGTGACACCCAGCTTGAAACGCTGAAGAAGTCCACAGGTGACACCAAGGCGCTTCAGGATCAGATTACCCAGCTTCAGACCGACAACGCCAATCAGAAGAAGGCCCATGAAGCCGAAATGAAGGCGTTGAAGATTGGCAACGCCGTTGATGTGGCATTGACTGGAGCCAAGGCCAAGAACAACACCGCTGTTAAGGCGCTGATGGCTGATTTTCTTGCCAAGGCTGAACTGGCCGATGATGGCACGGTGAAGGGTTTGGGTGACGAAATCAAGAAGCTGGTGGACGGTCAGGACACGGCTTTTCTGTTTGACACCAAGGCCCCTGATAAGAAGTTCAAGGGTGCCAAGCCCGGTGAAAAGAGTGATACCCCCCCGGCCGGTGATGATCCTTCCAAAATGACCTATGATGAACTGTGTCAGTATTTGGAAGCCCACCCGGATGCAAAGTTGGACTAACCAACACCCCTACAAATCTTATTTTTAGAAAGGAAGTTTTGAACTATGCCTAACAACAAGTTTGATTCCAAGAGTTTCAATGCTGAAGCGTTCAAGTACATGGTGGCCCGTGTTCCCAACCTGAACATGAACGAAATCAAGAAATCCCGTGCATTGGCCGCAAACCCTGACATTCAGGAAGTGTTCAGCGGTCAGAACGGCACCGCCTACGCCCGTCTTGCCATGCGTGGCCTGATTGACGGTGATGCGGTGAACTATGACGGTTCTACCGACATTACCGCCACTTCCACCAAGACCTTTGAACAGGGTGTTGTGGTGGTTGGCCGTGCCAAGGCGTGGAAAGAGCGTGATTTTTCCTATGATGTGACCGGTGGCGTTGATTTCATGGCGAATATCAGCGAACAGGTCGCACAGTACAAGGATGAACTGGATGAAGCCACCATTCTTTCCATCCTGAAGGGCATTTTCGCCATGTCCACCGCCGATGCCAAGAACAAGGAATTTGTGGAGAAGCACACCACCACCGTTTCCGGTGCTATGACCGCCACCACCCTGAACACGGCGGCAAACAAGGCTTGCGGTGCGAACAAGAAGAAGTTCACTTTGGTTTTCTGCCATAGTGATGTTTCCACCGGCCTTGAAAACCTGAACCTGATCGAACGCCTGAAGTACACCGATAAGGATGGGATTCAGCGTGATTTGGAATTGGGTACTTGGAACGGCAAGCTGGTGATCGTCACCGATCAGATGCCCGTTTCTGAAGGCTATTTCGATGCCGATGCCAACACCGCTGGCGCTTTGAAGATCGTTGCTTCTGGCACCCCCGCCGATGGCGAAATCCTTCTGTCCAAGGTCACGCCTTACTTCGGTTCCAAGACCCTTGCGGCCAATGATTATGTGGTTGCTGGCGTTCAGTACACCACCTATGCTATGGGCAATGGTGCCTTCTCTTATGAGGACATCGGCGTAAAGGTTCCCTATGAAATGGCCCGTGACCCCAAGACCAACGGCGGTGAAGATTTGCTGTATATGCGTCAGCGTAAGGTTTTCGCCCCCTTCGGCCTGTCCTATGAGAAGAAAACGCAGGCAAGCACCAGCCCCACGGCGGCTGAACTGGAAAACGGCGGCAACTGGACGCTGGTTCATTCCGGTGAAAGCACCGCAAGTCAGCGTTCCTACATCAACCACAAGGCCATTCCCATTGCCCGGATTCTTTCCCGTGGCTAAAGGCGGTGAACCCCGTTGCGTGATAAAGCGGTTGCAATGCTAACGGCCCTTGGCGTGGCGGGGGCCGCTGATGATCCGCTATTGGATATTGTCTTGAACAATGTTCAATGGCGGATCAAAAACCTTTCCAACCTTTCCGAAATCCCGGAGGGGTTGGAAAGTCTGGCCGTTTCTATGGCCGTGGGCGAATACCTGAACATGAAGAAGTGTTCTGGACAGCTTGAAGGGTTTGATCTGGATGCGGCGGCGGTGAAATCCATTCAGGAAGGTGACACCAACATTACCTTTGCCCTTGGTGAAGGTAGTTCAACCCCTGAACAGAGGTTGAACAGCCTGATTGATTATCTGATCAACGGGCGCATTGGTGAAATCTACCGTTATAGGCGGTTGGTATGGTAAATAAGGCCGTGCGAACCGCTTTGGAACGGTTGTGGAAGGATCGGTGTTCTATCTTCATCCGTGAGGAAGTCACCGATCCTGTCACCCACCTGACGGATTCTGAAGAAAAGCCGCTTCTTCAGGATCAGCCGTGCAAGCTGTCTTTTGAAACATTAACTTCAACCAATGGGGATGAAGTGGCAACCGCCCAACAGGTGGTGAAGCTGTTCCTTTCCCCGGATGTGAAGGTTCCCGCAGGTTGCAAGATCGTTGTAACCCGTCCAAATGATATGGAACGAACCTTCACCTATGCCCGTTCCGGTGAACCGGGCGTATTTTCCAACCATCAAGAAATCATGCTTGAACCCTTCAGGGGGTGGGCCTGATGGGAAGATGGGGCCGGTGTGATTACCGGGAATTGAAGAAGCTGGATGAACGCCTTCAACAGCTTTCGGAAGTTGACATGGATCGGCTTTGCCGGGATGCCGCCAAGAAGATCGCCCAAATCCTTCTGAATAAGGTGAAGAAAAGAACCCCCGTTGGTGTGGTTCCGCCGTATGCTACGGATGAAGCCAAGGAAGAATATTGGCCCGGTTATCGTGGCGGTTCCTTGCGTGACGCTTGGACGATCCTTCCCATTGAAAAACATGGGGAGCAGTACACCGTGACCATCATCAACAATTTGGAATATGCGTCCTATGTGGAATACGGCCACCGGCAAACACCGGGGCGCTATGTTCCCGCCTTGGGTAAGACCCTGAAGGCAAGTTGGGTGAAGGGGCGGTTCATGCTGACGATTTCCGAACAGGAAGTGAAAACCTTGGCCCCGTCCATTCTGAATGATATGTTGTATGAAGCCTTGAAGGGGGTGTTCAGTTGATCAATGAAATCATCAAAGGTGTTTCCATGAAGCTGAACGCCACCTTTGGGGCCGGGTACAAAATCTATCAGAACGATGTGGAACAGGGCTTCAAGGAACCCTGTTTTTTCATTGCTGTCCTGAAGCCTGACATTTCCCCGTTGCAGAAGAACCGATTCATGAACCGGAACCCGCTGGATGTTCACTATTTCCCAACCAGCGGGAGAAACAACGCTGAATTGTTCACTATGGCCGGGGATTTGGTGGAATGTTTGGAGTTCATCACCCTTCCCAATGGGGATGTGCTTCACGGAACTTCCATGAGTTATGAAGTGCAAGACGGGGTTCTTCACTTCTTCGTGAACTACAATTTGACGCTTCGCCGCCCGTCCGAGGAAACCCCGATGGAAGAATTGGATGTGGATGTGGAGCCAAAGAAAGGGTGATTGAATGGCTACCAGAAAGAAAGCCGCCACCGCACAGGAACCGACCATCACGGCCCCGGTGGTATTCCCGAAAGAACGGGTGTTGACCTTCAGGCGTTACGCTGACCGGCGTGATCTTCTGTCTGTCCTTTTGGAAGATGGGAAGGAATACACCTTTGATCAGATTGATGGGCTGATCAATGACTTTATGAAAGGTAAGGTGAAATAATATGGCCCTTGGCGGCGGCACCTTCTTGGTGCAGAACAAGGTTCTGCCCGGTGCATATATCAACTTCATTTCTGTGGCGCAGGCAAGCGCCACCCTTTCTGACCGTGGCATTGTCACCATCCCCCTTGCTATGAATTGGGGGCCTGAAGGCAAGATTTTCACGGTGGAACAGGCTGACTTTATCAAGAACAGTCAGAAAATTTTCGGCTATGCGTACACGGCGGATGAACTGAAGCCCATGCGTGAAATCTTCCTTCACGCCAAAACCGTTCATTTCTTCCGCCTTGGCACCAGCGGCGTGAAAGCGTCCAACACCTACGCAACGGCCAAATACCCCGGCACCCGTGGTAATGATCTTCGTACCGTTATCACGGCGAATGAGAACACCGCAGAACAGAAGCCGCTGTTCGATGTGGCAACCTTCTTGGGAACCGTTCAGGTTGATCTTCAGGAAGGTGTGGCCGCTATCACCGATCTGAAGGGCAATGCCTATGTGGATTGGAAGTCCAGCGGAACCCTTTCTTTGACCGCTTCCTTGCCCCTGACGGGCGGCACCAATGGCACCGTGGCCGATTCCGACTATCAGACCTATCTTGATCAGGCGGAAGCGTACACCTTCAACGCTATGGGTTGCACCGAGAGCAAGGCCACCATCACCGCCCTGTTTGCGGCCTTCGCAAAGCGTATGCGTGATGATGTGGGCAAGAAGTTTCAGGTGGTTCTTTTCCAGAAGTTGGCCGATTATGAAGGCGTTGTGAGCGTCAAGAACGGCCTGACTTCTGACAAGACTTCCACCGCCTTGATCCCTTGGGTTACGGGCGTGATCGGCGGAACGGCGGTCAATAAGAGCGCCACCAACATGACCTATGATGGTGAATATGATGTGGACACCGATTTCACGCAGACACAGCTTGAAAACGGGATCAGGGAAGGTTCCTTCATGTTCCATCGTGTGGATGAAGCGGTGTGTGTCCTGACTGACATTAACAGCTTCATTTCCATCACGGATGAAAAGTCCAGCGACTTTTCCAGCAACCAGACGATCCGAGTTTTGGATCAGATCGCCAATGATATTGCCGTTCTGTTCGGCAAGAAGTATCTTGGCAAGGTTCCCAATGATGCCGCTGGCCGGATTTCCCTTTGGAACGATATTGTGAAGCACCACACGGAACTTCAGGATATTCGGGCCATTGAGAACTTCAGCGGCGAAAATGTGACGGTTGAAAAGGGCGATACCAAGAAATCCGTGGTGGTTACTGATTATGTGACCCCCGTGAACGCTATGGAACAGCTTTATATGACCGTCTATGTTCAGTAAGGAGGTACAACCATCATGGCAGATAGAACCATCATGAACGCCAAGGATGCTGTTTCCGCTTCCTTGGCTGAATGTTTCGTGACCATCGGGGATAACCGTTACAACTTCATGCAGGCTATCAACCTTGAAGCCAACTTTGAGAAGAACAAAACGGAAGTTCCCATTTTGGGCAAGACCGGCAAGGGCAATAAGGCCACCGGCTGGAAGGGTACGGGTTCCGCCACCTTCCACTATAACACTTCCATCTTCCGTGAGCTGATGAAGCGTTATAAGGACACCGGCGAGGATGTCTATTTTGACATTCAGGTGACAAATGAAGATCCCACTTCTTCTGTGGGCCGTCAGACCGTGATCCTGAAGGATTGCAATATGGATGGCGGCTTGCTTGCCAAGTTTGATGCTGATGCGGAATACTTGGATGAAGATATGGACTTCACCTTTGAAGATTTCGAGATGCCCGAAACCTTCAGCCTTTTGGCCGGTATGCAGTAAGCAGAGCGCCCCGGCCTTACTTCGGTAGGGGCCGGGGCCTTTTTTCGTATCAAAATATAGGAGGAAAAAACAATGAGCCTGTCCGCTTTTTTGGCTGAAAACGCCGTTCCCGTTGAGAACATCAAGTTTGTTGCTTCTAAACGCTTCTTGGGTGAGGATGGCAACCCCATTCCTTGGGAGATCAAGACCATCACCGGCACCGAGGATGAAGCCCTTCGGAAGTCCTGTGCCAAGCGTGTTCCGGTTCCCGGCAAGAAGAACCAGTATCAGAAGGAAACCGACTATGATCTTTACCTTGGCAAGCTGGCCGTGGCTTGTACCGTGTTCCCCAATCTGAATGATAAGGAACTTCAGGACAGCTACAAGGTCATGGGCGCTGATGCCCTTCTGAAAACCATGCTGACCCCCGGCGAATATGCCGAATACCTGACCAAGATTCAGGAAGTGTGTGGTTTTGATACCACCATGCAGGATGAGGTTGATGAAGCAAAAAACTAATCTGTGAAGGTGATGGTGAAGCGAACATTGCTTACTATTGCCTTCACGAACTTCATTTGACACCTTCCGCCTTCTATGCTTTGCCCCGGCGTGAACGGGCCTTTATCATTGCGGCCATTGATGTTCGGGTGGAAGCTGAAAAGAAGAAGCAGAAGGAAATTGAACGAAAACAGCGCCGGGGCCGCCACCATTAAGGCCCCGGCTTCTATTCTCCAAGAAAGGTGGTGATCCCTGTGGGAAACATCCGGGCCGCTATTGCCCTTTATGATGGTGTTACCAGCCCCCTTCAGAGTATGCACAAGGCAATGGGGGTTGTGCTGAACACCTTTGAGGCCATGCAACAGGCTTCCGGTAGAGCCGTTGACACGGCGGCAATCCGGGAAGCCCGTGAAGAATGGGCGAAAGCGGGAACTGCCTTTGATACCATTGAAGAAAACATCAGGAACGCCAACAACGAACAGCAGAATTTCAACAATTCCATCCGTGGGGGTAGCAATTCCGCCAACGGGCTTCTGTCCATCATCAAGAAAGTTGCCATTGCCGCTGGCGGTATTGCCGGGATCAATAAGGCGCTGAATATTTCGGATGAATTGGCAAGCACCAAGGCCCGATTGAATTTGCTGGTGGATGATGGCGGTTCCGTTGAAGCCTTGGAACAGAAGATCATGGCTTCCGCCCAGCGTTCCCGATCCGTTTATTTTGACACAGCTTCCGCCGTTGCGAAACTTGGCCTGAACGCTGGTAACGCCTTCGATGGCAATATGGATCAGGTCATTGCCTTCATGGAACAGGTGAACAAGCAGTTCGTTATTGGCGGCGCTACGGCCCAAGAACAGAGCAACGCCATGATCCAGCTTACACAGGCAATGGCGGCGGGTGCGCTTCGTGGTGAAGAACTAAATTCCATTCTGGATGGTGCGCCGGGTATCGCAAGAGCCATTGAAAAATATATGGGCATTGCGGAAGGTTCCATCAAGACGGTTGCACAGGAAGGCAAGGTAACGGCTGAAGTGGTGAAGAACGCCATGTTTGCTATGGCGGACGAAACCAACGCAAAGTTCGATTCCATGCCCAAGACTTGGGCGCAGATTTGGGCCGGGATGAAGAATCAGGCCCTTTCCATGTTTGCCCCGATCTTGACCAAGATCAACCAGATTGCTAACAGCACCAAGTTCCAGCAAGTCACCACAGCCCTGATCAATGGGCTTGCCGGGGTTGCCAATATCGCTTCTTCGGTGCTGGATATTCTGATTTCCATTGCTTCTGTGATCGTTGATAATTGGAGTTGGATTCAGCCTATTATCATGGGCATTGTGGCCGCTATGCTGATCTATAACGGTGTGGCGTTGGCAACGAATATCATCATGGGTATTCAGGCAACCGCCAAGGCCGTTCATGCGGCGGCAACCGCTATGGAAGCGGGAGCCACTTTCACCGCTACTGTGGCCCAGCAGGGCCTAAATGCGGCGCTTTTGGCTTGCCCCCTTACATGGATTATCCTTCTGATTATCGCCGTCATTGCGGCTATCTATGCGGCGTGTGCGGCAGTTGCCAAGTTCACCGGAATTGCAAATAGCGGCTTCGGCGTGATTTGCGGGGGAATCATGGTTGTGATTTCCTTCTTCAAAAATCTTGGCCTGTCCGTGGCGAATATCGCCTTGGGTATCTGGAACGCTTTGGGGGCTTGTGCTTCCAATATCGGAACGGCCTTCCACAATGTTATTTCCAATGTTCAGGGGTGGTTTTACAACCTTCTTTCTACGGCCCTTACTGTTGTGGCGGGTATCTGTGAAGCCCTGAACAAATTGCCCTTCGTTGAGTTCGACTATTCCGGGATTACCAACAAAGCAAGCGAATATGCGGCCAAGTCCGCTGAAGCCTATGGCAATGTGGAGGAATACAAGAGTGTTGCCGATGCCTTCAATGAAGGAATGTCTACCTTTGACACCTTCCAAGATGGTTGGGCCGCTGATGCCTTTGCTTCCGGTGCCGCTTGGGGTGATGGTGTGGTCGATAAGGTTTCCGGTATGTTTGATTTTTCCGCCTTGGATTCTATGGGGGCTGATTCTTTGGATGCCTTCAACCTTGGCAATGATCTTGATAGCATTTACGGGAACACCGGCGATATTGCAAACAACACAGCGGCCACCGCTGATGCCTTGGATATTGCTGAAGAAGATTTGGCCTATCTTCGTGACATTGCGGAGCGTGAAGCAATCAACCGGTTCACTACCGCTGAAATCAAGGTTGAACAGCACAATGAAAACCACATTTCCAAAGATGCTGATTTGGATGGGATCATGGATGCTTGGGCCAATGACTTTGCTGAAAAGCTGGAAGTTTCTGAAGAAGGGGTGCATGAGTAATGGCATATAAACTGTATATGGCGGGAACGCTTATGCCCATCACCCCTTCCAAGGTGATGGTGAAGATCAACAACCAGAACAAGACCATGACCCTGATCAACGGGGAAGAAATCAACATTCTGAAGGCCGCTGGCCTTTCGGATGTGTCCTTTGAATTGGTTCTTCCCCAAGTGTCCTATCCCTTCAGCAACGGTGGAGCGCAAAGCGCCGCCTATTACCTGTCCTTGTTTGAACGGCTGAAGGTGAGCAAGACCCCGTTCCAATTTATTCTGAACCGGCAGAAGCCCGGTGGCGGGATGTTCCATTACACCAATTTGACCGTTGGCCTTGAAACCTATGAAATCACCGATGATGCCGGTGAAGGCTTTGATGTGAAGGTGAAGATCAACCTGAAACAGTACAGAGCCTATGGCACCAAGACCGTGGCCGTGCAACCGGCCAAGACTTCCGGGGGAACCGCCACCGCAACGGTTAAGGCGGCACCCCGGCCCACCACAACGGCCCCGAAAGCCGCCACCTATACGGTGAAATCTGGTGATTGCCTTTGGAACATTGCCAAGAAGCAGTTGGGCAACGGGGCCGATTACACGAAAATCTATAATCTGAACAAGGACAAAATCAAGAACCCGAACCTGATCTATCCCGGTCAGGTTCTTACTTTGCCTTCCTGAAAGGGGTGATTCCGTTTGGCAGTTGAATTGTTCATCCAGCATAACAGCACCATTCAATTCCCCGTTGTCGAGGAAGGCGCAAAGTTGACCTTGGAACGCAAGGGAACCCCCGGCAAGTTAGAGTTCACCGTTGTCAAGGGGCCGGGGCTGAACTTTGCTGAAGGTGATCCGGTGAAGCTGACTGTGAACGGAACCGCCATGTTCTATGGGTTTGTGTTCAAGAAAAAGCGTGACAAGGGCGGCACCATTGATGTTGTGGCCTATGATCAGTTGCGCTATCTGAAGAACAAGGACACCATCACGGAAGAAGGGCTGAAGGCTTCTGACCTTCTGAAGCGCATTGCAACAGATTTCCGGTTGAACCTTGGCACGGTGGAAGATACCGGTTATACCCTTGAAACCATCGTGGAAGAAAACCAAACCCTGTTTGATATGATCCAGAGCGCCCTTGATGAAACCCTGATGAATACCAAACAGCTTTATGTTCTGTATGACGATGCCGGGAAGCTGACCCTGAAGAACATCAACACCATGAAGCTGAACCTTCTGATTGATGAAGAAACTGGGGAAAACTTCAGCTATGAATCCAGTATTGATGAACAGACCTATAACAAGATCAAACTGGCCTATAACAATGAAAAAACCGGTAAGCGGGAATTGTTCATTGCACAGGACGGGGCGAAAATGAACCAATGGGGTGTTCTTCAGTATTTTGAAGAAGTTCAGACCAAAACGGGCGCTTCCGCCAAGGCGGATGCCCTGTTGAAGCTGTACGATCAGAAAACCCGCAAGCTGACCATTCAGAACGCTTTCGGTGATGTGCGGGTTCGTGCTGGAAGCGCCGTGGTGGTGGCCCTGAACCTTGGCGATATTGTCACCAACAATTACATGGTGGTGAATAAAGTCACCCATACCTTCAGGGGTGATGAACACATGATGGAACTTGACCTGATCGGGGGTGAATTTATTGCCTAATCCTGTTGAAGTGGTGAAACGGGCGGCGGTGGAAGCTGTGGAAGCCAGGAAACCGGTGAACATTTTGTTTGGAACCGTCCTTTCCGCTTCACCCTTAAAGATTCAGGTGGATCAGAAATCCATCTACACTTCCAAAATGCTGATCCTGACCCGGAATGTGACTGATTTTGAAGTTGATATGACGGTAAACCACAGCACCGAGGACAAGGGCGGCGGTTCTGGTGCGGCGGCTTATGAAGCCCACAAACACGCCTATGTTGGCAAGAAAACCTTCAAGGTTCACAACGCTTTGAAGGCCGGTGAAAAGGTGCTTCTGATCCGGGTTCAGCAAGGAAAGAAATTCGTGGTCATTGACCGAGTAAAGGGGGCTTGATGATGATTCCGCAAGTGCAGGACGATATTAAACAGGATTTCACCATTGAAACCCTTCCAAGCCGTACCTTCAGGATGAACCACGATAACCTGACCATCATCGGCACCATTGATGAAATCCAAGCCGTGGAACAGGCGGTTTTCCTGATCCTGAACACGGAACGCTATGAATGGTTGATCCATTCTTGGGATTATGGGGTTGAACTTCATAATCTGATCGGGAAAGATGTGGAATACTGTATTCCCGAAATTGAACGCCGGGTTCGTGAAGCCTTGCTTCAGGATGATAGGATCACGGCGGTTCAGAACTTTGAATTTACGGTGAACAAAAAGAAAGTGCTGACTACCTTCACGGTGGTCAGCATTTTTGGTGAAATCAATGCAGAATTGGGGGTTGAAATCTGATGTATGAAGCACAGACCTATGAAGCAATCCTTTCCCGGATGCTTCAGAAGGCGCTTTCCATCAATGGCAATTTGGACACCCGTGAAGGTTCGTTGGTTTGGTGCGGTGACGCCCCCGCCGCCGTGGAATTGCAGAACCTTTATATTGCCCTTGATACGGTGCTGAATGAAACCTTTGCGGACACCGCAACCCGCCCTTATCTCATTTTGAGGGCGGCAGAAAGGGGGCTGAAACCGCAACCGGCAAGCCCCGCCGTGTTGCAGTTGAGCATTACACCAACCACCTTGCACCTTCCCATGAACACCCGCTTTTCCATCGGAGAACTGAACTATTATGTTTCGGCTGACCGTGGAAGTGGTAAGTATGAAATCACCTGTGAAACCGCTGGTGAAGCCGGTAATGACTACACCGGAACGGTGATTCCCATTGAGTATGTGGACGGGCTTGAAACCTGTTCCATTTCCGCCGTGGTGATCCCCGGTGAGGATGAAGAAGATACCGAGGTTTTCAGACAGCGTTACATGGATAGCCTGAACGCCCAAGCCTTCGGCGGCAACCGTGCGGATTATCTGGAAAAGGTGAACGCCATTCCCGGCGTGGGCGGTGTGAAGGTATATCGGGTTTGGAACAGCGATTTGAACCCGGCCAAGCTGATCCCGCCCACGGGAACCGACACTTGGATCAGCGGCCTTTCCGGTGTGTCCGAGGAAATCAAGGCGTGGTTGAATGCCGTGTATGCGGCGGGAGCCAATAGCAAGCTGACCGTGGGCGGAACCGTGAAGCTGGTGATCATCAACAGTTCCTTCAAGAAGCCTTCTGAAGCCCTTGTGGATCAGGTGCAGACCGCAGTTGACCCCCTTCAGAACGCCGGTGAAGGTGTGGGCATTGCCCCCATCGGCCATGTGGTGAGGGTTGAAGGCGTGGGTGAAGATACCATCAACCTTTCCTTCGATCTGTACTATCAGCGGGAATGGAGTTGGGATGATGTTTCCGCCTATGTCACGGAAGCAATCAACGGTTACTTCTTGGAACTGGCCCAAAGTTGGGCAGACCAGAATGAAGCCCTTGTGGTTCGTATCAGTCAGGTGGAAAGCCGCCTGTTGGGGATCACCGGTATTCTGGATATTGCCAACACCAAGATCAACGGTGAAGCGGCGAACTGTACCCTGACCCTTGACCACATCCCGGTTTTGGGAACCATTGAGCCGGGAACCATCGTGATCAACGGATAAGGGGGCCGGGAGCATGGAACGCAAACTGATTGATTATCTTCCCTATGTCATTCGTGATTATGCGGAGTTTCAGGGGATCATGGGGAGCGAACAGCCGGAAATTGAAAAGGCGTGGAATACCACGGATGATCTTCTTGATAATCAGTTCATTCCCACCGCTGGAAACATGGGCCTTTCCCGGTGGGAAAAGATTTTGGGGATCACCCCCAAAGGCACGGACAGTCTTGAAGATCGCCGGTTCCGTATTCTGACCCGGATCAATGAAGAACTTCCGTACACCTTGCCCCAGCTTCGGAACATCCTTGAAACGCTGTGCGGGAAGGGTAACTATTCCGCTGATGTGGAAGAAGGCACCTATCAGCTTCTTGTGAAAATCGGGTTGGCCGCAAAGAACAACTTCAATGATGTTGAATCTTTGCTGAACCGGGTTGTTCCCCAAAACATGGTTGTGACCTTGCTTCAGCTTTATAACACCCATGCGGAACTTGGGCGGTTCACCCATGCCCAGCTTGCCGCCTATACCCATAATCAGTTGAGAAACGAGGTTTTGAAGAATGGCGAATAAAACAACCAATTACAAGCTGACTAAACCCCTTGAATCTGAATTTTATGATGTAGGGGTTCAGAATGAAAACATGGATAAGATTGATACCCAAATGAAGGCCAATGCGGATGCCGTTGAAGCCCTTCAGAAAGGTCAATCCGGGAAGGCTGATCTGGTGGATGGTAAGGTTCCCGCCGAACAGCTTCCCAACATGAACTATGATCCCAAAGGTACGGCCCAAAACAAGGTGAGCGAACACAACCTTGATCAGACCGCCCACCCGTATCTGTTGAACCAGATCGGAACCTGTGTGGAAGCCGCACAGAACGCACAGGATGCCGCAAATGCGGCCTTGAATGCTGTGTCCGGTATCGTCTATACCATCAATGTTCTTCCTTCGCAGAATGGCACCCTGACCTATAACGGACAGGCCCAAAGTCCTTCTTGGAACGCTTATAACCCCGATGCGCTGACCTTGGGCGGCGTGACTACCGGCACCAATGCGGGAACCTACACGGCCACTTTCACACCCAAGGGGCGGTATAAGTGGGCAGACGGTACGCAGACCGCCAAGGAAGTGACTTGGACAATCAACGCCGCCACTATGACGATCCCCACGCAGAGCAACAGCCTTACTTATACCGGTTCGGCCCAAAGCCCCACTTGGAACAACTATGACAGCGGGAAAATGACGCTTGGAGGAACCACCAGCGGCACGAACGCCGGTTCCTACAATGCCACCTTCACGCCGAAAACGAACTACAAGTGGGCTGATGGAAGCACCGGGGCCAAAACGGTTGCTTGGAGCATTGCCAAGGCCGCTGGTAGTTTGTCTTTGAATAAGACTTCCATCAAACTGACCGCCGCAAAGACCACGGACACCATCACCGTGACAAGGGCGGGTGATGGTAAGATTACGGCCACTTCCAGCGCCCCCACGGTGGCTTCTGTGAGCGTTTCCGGTTCGGTGGTAACTGTTACCGCCAAGGCCAAAGGAAGCGCCACAATCACCGTCAGCGTGGGCGCTGGCACCAACCACACGGCCCCGGCCAATAAGACCTGTTCCGTTGAAGTGACATTGCCCACCAAGGTTCTGAACGATAACAGTTGGGCAACCATCCGGGAAGTCAGTTCCGCAGGTTTGGGGGCCAACTATTGGGCCGTTGGTGATGTGAAGGAAATCAAGATCAATGGTAAGGTGGGTAACACTACTTTTTCCAATTTGGCGGTCAATGTTTTCATTTTGGGGTTCAATCACAATTCGGCCCGTGAAGGCGGGAATAAGATCCATTTTCAGATCGGAAAAATTGGGAGTGCCGCTGTTGCCCTGTGTGACAGCAAATACAATACTAATATTTCCGGCACAGGTTATTTTAGTTGGAACACCAGCAACACGAACAGCGGTGGCTGGAACGCTTGCTATAAGCGGAAAACCCTTTATGGCAATGATGGAACCCCCACAAGCCCCTTGGCAAACAGTTTGATGGCGGCGCTTCCGTCTGACCTTCGTGCTGTGATGCAACCCGTGACTAAGTACACCGATAACACGGGCAATGCAAGCAACAGTTCCGGTAATGTTACAACTACTACCGATTACCTGTTTGATCTTTCCGAGTTTGAAGTCTTTGGTACGAGAAGCTACGCCAACCAGTATGAACAGAACTATCAGGCCCAGTATGATTATTACAAAGCTGGTAACACCAAGATTGCAAATAATCATACCGCCGTCACCACGGCGGTTTGGTGGGGCCTTCGTTCCCCTTATTACA